GCCGGCTCTCCAGGGTGGCGCCGGCAGGCGGCACGATCCCCGCCGCCCGCTCTTCAATGGCCAGCGCCCAGGTGATGGTCTCCAGGGACAGCTGCGCCCGGATCTCCAGGGACCGTCGGCTCTGATCCTCCAGGACGCCCAGGATGGCGTCTGCCAGAGCCAGCACCCAAGGGTCCTGGCGGTACTGCTGGGGAAGATTACGCACCAGCTCCATACCGGATGCTCACCTCCCCCAAAACGGCCGCCTGCCGCTCCCTGATGGCCACATTGGCGGTGGCGCCATTGACCGTCAGTCCAGATACATCCTGCACACCGTCCGCCTCCAGAATGGCTGCGTTGATCCGGGCGTAGCTCACATAGTTCTGGGTAAAGGCAATGCTCTTGAGATAGTCCGCCACCGCCGCCTTAACGGCCGCCGTCACCGTCTCCTGCGCCGCGTCGGGCAGCGTCTGCACCGTCATGGAGAGGGGCAGTTCCACAGCCTCCGCCCCGCTCACATAGCAGTAAGCGCCGATGGGGGCCTCTCCCTCTCCCAAGCCCTTGCTGCCGGGGTCGATATGGGTCTGAACCCGTTCCACCAGCTCCCCGTCTGCCGGCTGTCCGTCCACATCAATGAGCACCACGTCCACGGTATTGTCCCCGTGGCCCAGGGGATAGATCTGCACGCCGCCCACGCCGGTGACCTCCAGGGCCCAGAGCCGGTAGTGGTACTGGTTTCCGCTGGTGGGCGGTGTCTGCAGCCGCAGAATATAACGCTCATAATAGGCCTCGTCTGTCTCGGCGTCATAACCTCCGGTGAGCGCATCCGAATTGGACACCGACACGATACCGGCGATCTGCACCGGCATCATGGTGACGCTCCCGGCAGGCAGGTTACCAGCCGCCCCCGGCGTGGTGCAGCGGATGGCAACCTCTCCGCTGCCGGTGATGTCCACGGTGGCCGTGGCGGCAAACTGGATGCCCCCGGCGGACTCAAAGAGATCCCCCTCATTGATAGTGCCGTTGCCCGTCACCTGGAGGATGCCGGATGCGCAGGTGGGCGGGTTGCGCACAAGGCCGGACCGGCTCTTGACGTAACGCTCCAGCTCCTCCCCGGTAAGGTTGGCGGGATCCAGCTTGGCCGCCGTCTCCTGCAGCTGTGCCTCCAGTTCCTCCATCGGGATCGCGGCCGCCGCCAGCAGGTCATAGGTGGGGAACCCTACGGTTTTCTGGTAGCTGTCCGGCATCGCCTCCAGCATGGTTTCCAGGGTCTCAGACATCCGCGCTCACCTCCACAGTCTCCGCATCATACAGCACCGCCGTGAAAGCCACATGGCAGCGGCGCCCCTGCCGCGTCACCGTAAAATCCCGTATCGCCCGCACCGCCGGGCAATAGGAAGCCGTCTCCCGCACATTGCGCTCGATCTCCGCCGCGATCAGGCCAGAGGGCAGCTTGCTGCCGATCATCTGCCGGTCCACGCCGATCCCCGCCGCGCCGGCCTCCGTCATATAGATGGGCACCCGGTCCGGCTGCTGCCGCAGCATCAGGTCAAACCACTGCCGCACCGCCTCCCGCCCGGTGCGCTCCACCAGGGCGCCGTCCACCAGCAGGAACCGGCTGGTTTCGCTGTCGAAGGCCGGTACCCGCCCGATCTCCTCCGCCGCCTGGGCCGGGATACGCCCCGGCACCGTCGGAAACATCTCCGCCATCACAGATCACCTCACATCCAACGCTTCGTCCGGCTCGGACAGCCGGCCTAAAACCACCACAGTCTTGCCCATCCAGCAGCAGCACACCCGGTCCCCGGACTTCCAGGACTCCAGCTCCAGATGTCCGCTGTCCGCGTCCCGGTAAAATCCCTGGGCGCAGAACAGCGTTTGCAGCGGCGCCGGCGGCGCCATCACCTCTCCGCCGAACAGGGAGACGGTCAGGGGACTGACGGATACCACCGTCCCCTCCAGGATCTCCGTCCTGCCCGCTCCCCGCCCCAGGCTCCGCAGCTCGCGGGCCAGCTCATAGTCCCATGCGCCCATGCTGTCCTCCTCAAACGGTAATGGCGTCCCCGCCGCCAGCGGCCCGGGGGGATTGGGGGTCCTCCACCGTCAGACTCATCAGGTGGGGGTGTCCATAGCGGTGGGTGACGCCGGTGACCCGCTGCACCCCGGTCACGCCATAGCTGTTTTGCCGGAATTGCAGGAGGATACCGCTCTCCACCTCGTCCGCCCCCCAGATTTCATCCACAGACCGCTCCCGGGCGATCCTGTCGCCCTGGGCAAGCAGCGTTTGGAGCCGCTGTCTGGCCTGGGCGGTGTTCTCGTCTCCGGAAAGGGTCTCCACCGCCTGCAGCAGGCCGTATTTGGCAATGCTGGCGCTGTTGTACGCCCGTCCCAGCGTCTCAGCGGACTCTCCTCCGGCGGCCAGCACCACGCTGTTGGTCAGCTCGGCCATGGAGTCCGATCCGCTGACGCTGCCCTTTGCCAGAGTGATGTCAAAGGCCCCCAGATTTTCCGCCGGCTTGTGGTAGGCAATGATGGGGACGGTCGGCAGCGGCCCCACCTGCAGAGCGCCTTCCCGGACCCGCCGGCGGTAGGTGAGTCCCGTCTCCGCAGAGCAGATGGCCAGGATGTCCTCCAGGATCTGCTCCGGGGTGGACCCTACCCACACCTGGGAGATCCGGGTGGGCGGCAGGTCGATGGTTCCGGCGGCGATTCCCGCCTTGGCGCACATCCGCCGCACCGCGTCCGGCGCCGCCGCGTCCGCCAGCTGCAGGATGATCTCTGATTTAGTCAGATACCATCCCATGTCGTTGGCGGTCACCGCGCCGTCCAGCCCCACGGTGAGGATCACGCCGGAAAAGACCTCCCGGCCGTGGTTCACAACCCGCAGCTTGTCTCCCGGCTCGATGCCGTACCAGTGCATATACTTGTCCCGGTTGTTGTTCCGCACCGCCGTGAAGGTCAGCTCCACGCTGAGGGCGTCCAGCTCGTCCCGGGCCTCCGGCTGGCTGACCGCCCTGGTGATGTCCGTCACCGTGCTGCCCTTGCACAGCAGGAAGCGGTGGTCGTCCACGTACTGCGTTCCCATGGCTCCTCCTCACTTCGCGCCGGAGACGAAGCGGTATTCCCGCAGCGTCAGGCTGTAAGAGATATCCCCGTTCCGCTTGACATGCCACTCGAATTGGTCCACCGAGCAGGGGCTGTTCATGCGGCAAACGCCGTTCCCGTCCAGAATGATGATCCGGAACGGCAGCATCCTGGGGCGGTTTCGCTCGAAGAAGTCCACATACTTCCAGCCGTCCGTCCAGGCGTCTGCCGGCATGAAGCTGTAACGCCGGCCCACCGGGAAGAAGCTGGCAATGGACATCTCCCAAAGACCCATAGGCCCCAGGGTGTTGTAATCTCCGGAAAGGCCCTCATAGGTCCCGTTGTTCTGGGGGAGCTGGGGCCCGAGATCCGTGGGGACCGCGGGCAGCACCGCCACCTCCTCGTTGTTGTTGATGGATAGGATCACCTGGTACATGGAGCCTCCTCAGCTGTTCCGCAGCGCCCGCAGGAGCTTTTGAGCAATGGTTTCTCCCAAGCTCTCCGCGTAAGCCTGATTGCCGATCACATTGCCCTGGACCGTCACATAGACCTGCACCGTCGTGCCGCCAACCATGCGGCGGGATACGTCGTGGGGGATGATCTGGGTGCCGCCGGGCAGGCGCATGATCTCGCCGCCCCGTTCGTTGACCCGGGTCCAGCCGCCGGGGAAGTAGCTGGTGCCGGTGGCGTGGCCGGTGACCTTGTCGATCACCCAGCTGCCCGCGCCCTTGATCCCCCGGTAGATGCTGCCGATGACCGGCACGCTCTCGATGGCGCCGTCCAGAGCGGACAGCTTGTCCCCGATCCAGGAGAAGAAGCTGCCCACCGCCTCCTTTGCGGAGTTGAACGCCCCCACGATGCTGTCCTTGATCCCACCGAACACGGTCTTGATCCCGTCCCACAGCTCTCCGGCCTTGGCCTTGACCTTGTCCCAGTTCTTGTAGAGGGCCACGCCGGCGGCCACCAGGGCCATGACGCCCAGCACGACCCATCCCACAGGTGTCTGCACAAAAGCCAGATTCAGCAGTTTCTGCGCTCCGGCCAGCAGGGTCGTGCCGGCCGCCGCGGCCTTCGTGGCTACGGTGTGGGCCAGCAGTCCCGCCTTGTTCAGCGCCATGTCCGCGGTGTTGTGGATCCAGGCCGTTCCGTTTGTCAGCACCTGCTTTGTCACCCGGCCGACCGTCTGCGCGAAAAGGCCGAAATCCCGGACGACTTTGACTGTGTCGGTTGCCAGCTTTATCAGTTTCAGCCCGATGATGGCTCCTGCCAGCGGCTTCAGGACTGCCAGCAGCGTGTCTCCGTTCTCCCGCAGCCATTGGAAGCCCTGACTGGCCAGCTCCGCGCCCCGGGCCAGCCCCTGGTCCAGTTTCTGGGCCAGGGCATCCATGGTCCCGTCCTGGCTCCACTCCTGGAACTTGGCCAGCAGGCTCTCCGCCTTATCATTCAGCCAGGCCAGGGCAGAGCCCGCCCGGATGCTGCCGTCCTCCTGTACGCCGAAGAGACGCATGAGGCTGTTTTTCGCAATGGCGCTGGCATTGCCCAGCTTCGCCGTCATGGCGGACAGGGCCGCCTGGTTCTTCCGGGACTGGACCAGCTGCTCGTTGTTCCGGTAAAAGGCGTCCGCGGCGTCGTCATAGCTGCCGGTCAGCGTCTCCAGGAGGATCTGGTTCCGCTCCGCCTCGCTGGAGGCCCGCTCCAGCCGTTCATTCATCTTGTCCTCGCTGATGCCCACCCAGTTCAGGGCGTCCGCCAGCACGCCGGTGACCTTGCCTGTTTTGGCCGTCTCGTTGGTGGCCTCGATCAGTCCCTCAATGGGCAGACTGTCGCCGAAGGTGCCGCTGACGCCGGCGGCCACCCGGGTCCACTTTGTCACATCCTGCTCGTTCTGGACCAGCTTGCTCAGCAGCTGGCTGGCCTCCGTGGCCGTGTCCGTGTCTCCCAGGATCTGATAAAACTCGTTGTAGGCGGTGGCCGCGGTCTCCGCGCTGTATCCCGCCGCCTCGTAGGCGGTATTCAGCTTGCCCTGGGCGATCCGGTACTCCTCCGTGGCGCTGTCCATGGCCAGGAACGCCGCCGTTACGGCGCCGGCGGAGGCGGCGCCCCACTTGACAAAGCTCTTGGTGGCGCTGCCCAGGGCGGAGACGGCCCGGTTCTTGAAGGCCAACACGCTCCGGGTGGCGCTCCGCATCTCGTCTGTGACGCTCCGCGTGTTCCGGGCCGCCCGGAG